CACCGTCAACGTCTACACCGATTTCCCATTGCTCGGTGCCGCTGTACTCTTGAAGCATCAATGCTTTGTCATTGACATCCGACTTGATCCCAACGGTACCAAGCTGGTCAGAAGTGGAATTTTCAATCGCGCCAACCGATAAAACATTCGGCGGTGTCGATGTATTTATACCTACGGCGCCAGGGGCAATTCGGACGGTTTCTGTGCCGGCAACCCGTAGTTGCAGCGTAGGGCTCGTACCGACCGCTGTGTCGTCTACTGAGATGATCGACCCACCACCACTGAGGTTGTTGTTTATGTTGAATACAGCGCTTGTGGTTGAGTCTGTGAGCGTAATCTGAGCGTTATCTGACAAGATATCCAAAGTGGTTGTCGGAATAACCCCGATGCCGACTTTCCCGCTGCCATCAATCCTTACATACTCACTTGAGCCTTCACCAAAGGTAATGAGGTCGCTACCAGTATTCCCGAAGCTAATGTACCCCATTGGCGTAGCATCAACTTGTCTTTGAATGTAATGCGATGCTGTGGTCCAGGTGGCGCCATCTGAAACACGCTCAGCTCTGAACGTTAAGCGATCTGAGTTTGCCGTCTGATACCATAGCGACAAGCTTTGAACCGTGTCACCTGTCACTTCACCAAGATCGCCAGCGCGCAGCGTCAAGTTGTTTGCATTTTCCCAGCGCTGGTTTTCTTCGTTATAAGTGAGTATGTCGTCGTCGGCGACCGTATCAATGTGAACATCTTGCAGGTCAGTTAGCGATGGTTCGATTTGCATCCGAACAAAAATAGAGCCGCTTCCGCCAGGCCCAGCATTAATCACCACGGCAACCGGTATGTGAATATTCGGCGCTTCAGGCTGCACATTTGTCCAGGTGCCGGGATCTTCAGGATCGAAGTACAAAAGGTCGCCATCGTTCCAAACTTCGCTATACGGCGTTCCTGTTGTGTTTAGGCCACGCACAAGACCAAACGAAGTTATATACCCAAACTCGTTTTTCGCAATGTCCTGAGTGGCAACACCCATCATGTATTCAGTTGGATACGTTCCATCTGCTACTGCCAGGCCAAACTCAAGCTTCCCGCTTGCGCCAACCGTGCCTGTAAACATGACTGGGGTTCCGTTTTCTATCAGAGCACCAGATCTGTTTTTGGCGTAGTAAACCATCTCCTGGCCAACCTGTAGAACCGAGCCGTTGTATAGACCAATGTCTACAGTGCCATCGTTGTCATTCCATTGGACTCTGCGCTCTTTTTGTATATGCGGAGCATTGACAGGCAGATCAATATAATCAACCTCAATTGAGGTATCGCGCTGCTGCTCTTGCGCATATAAAAGCAACTCAATGCCAGTGATATCAATTGAGTCTACTTCCTCGGCAATTGCAAAAAGATTCTCAAAAGCTCTAATTTGTCGGTGGTCTTTTAAGAATGATGCAAGCTGGTCTCGGTTTAACTTCAGAGGTGGTGTCAGAGGCATCAGTACAATAATCCTTCAATCTTGGCTTCAAGCCGAGCAAATGCTAAATGCGCGTCACTGTTTCCTGAAAACTTTTGTATGCGCCAATTTTCCATCTTACCCTGCCGGCGCCAAACAAGTCGTTTTTGTTTTTGACCTGTCGTGCCAGCGCTAATGGATTGCGCAGGGGAATAGCTTATACCATCTAAAGAATATGATGTTGATATTGTCGGGCTTGTGCCAGAGGCAACCCGTCCAGTTAACGCAACAAGCTCTAACTCATGAAAAATAGCGTTGTTGCCTTCGTTATAAATAATGGTCGTACCAAACTCCCATCGAGTCTTGTCGCCCCAATGCGTTGATATCGAATCATCGGTATAACCAAATACTGATGATGTCGGATCTCCGCATGTCTGGCGATTGTAGACCCAAACAAAGTTGCGAGCGCGATACTTTGCGAAACCCGTCTCAGAGGACGTTAAAACGTACCACACGGGCTGCTGGGTCGCATCAGATGCGTGGGCATCATAAGCCAACGTTCTGTCTGGTAAGTGGATATACAGCACCTGAGCGCTCTTGTCTTTGCGCTGCTCAACCACAACATCTGACAATTGGCTTTCAGTAAATTGATTTATTATTGTGTCGATTTCGCTTGTTGATATTTTTACCGTCTGCGCGTTGGTTGCCAGGTACACGCCGGGCTGCTCATTTCGAGCAGAGCCAACAAAAGCAATCGCCTCTAAGAATTCACAACACGCATGCGTGCCAACCGAACCCTTACCAATCTTGGCGCCGTCGATTCTTTGAAACGGAAACAGCGTTCCGCCAATGTTGTCGAATACCTCTATGGTATGACGGTTCACGGCATAGATCTCGTTGCGTAATTTGATCAGCGCCTTTACCGGGTCGGGATCAATTTCGCTTGAGCCGTATTTTAATGGATTGACTTGAGTCGGGTCTGACAGCTCGGTGACCACCAAAAATTCGCCATCGGTTGTCATGAAGTAGCCGTCGACCCATACAACATCGAGAACAACACCGAGGTCTGGGTCGGTTACCTGGGTTAGCGTTGACCCATCCCAGTAGAAAAGATTTTCATTAGATGCAACCGCAAGCCGGTCAAATGAATAATCAAAAGAAACCTGACCACCAGAGCCAACATCGCCCAAGGTAGTAACGATCCCTTCATTGCTGATCTTAACAAGCTTTGAGCCCATCACACGATAGAGCTCATTGTTCCAGTTGATCCCGCCCCGGTCTATTCCAGGGCCATCGCCCTCTTTGACTAAGCCTTCGCCTGGGCGCAAATACCCACTGCTGATCCCGTTCGCCATTGAAGTGGGGACCAGATTAATGGGATAGTTGATACGGAAATCTGGTTCATTATCCGTATATACCCCATTCAGGATAGGTATTTGCATGGCGGCTACTCATCATCAGATTCTTGCAATGATTGTACCAGAATATCCGTAAATGATTTCTTGGCTACGTTAATTTGATCAGCTTCAAAATTGAGCATTGCAAGCTTTTGCTCGAGGTCTTTTATCTGAGCAACCAAATACTTTTGGCTGTCATCAAGTTGATCTTCAGTGTACTCCACATCATTAATTGTTACCACGGTACTCCGGCCTCCACTTTAGGCGATTTTTCGTCTTCAATTTTTGCAGTCAATTTTGCTTCGATCTCTGCTTTATCTTCAACTCCCCAGACCCAATTAAGAACCATCTCTTGAGTGAGCTGGTCGTATGGCACAAAGTCAGGGGCGCTTGGGTCCGGAGTAAACCCACAAGACCCATAAGCTGAAGCTGTGTATGTGTTTTCGCCATCGACTTCGGTCGCGGTTACCCGCCAATGGGAAACAATAACACCACCATTAGAAACCTCGCGCTCCATTTGAGCGATCATCCAATCAAACATAATTTACCCTATTTTCCAGTTAGACCCATCACAATAAACAGGCACTACATTAGCGCCACCGCCGGCAACAGTGCTGGCAAACGTTGTTGCATTTGCATCTGTTACCATTGCTCGAGCACCAGTATAAGCCGCAGCGGCGGACGGCAACCCAGATACCGTAGTCACACCAATGTTGAAGTTATACTGATTTGTCGCGTCAGTGTTCTTGGTTTCTTCAATCCAGGTCTGCCAAAGCGTTGTTCCTACTTTGCGAGCGCACAGCGTCTGCCCGTTAAAGGCAGTTGTTGGACCGTAAATAGTAGATCCATTAGTTCCAGTGAATATTGTGTTGCCAGTTGCAGCCCCTGTCGAGTTAAAGCAGTTAGCTGAGTAAAATGTACCAAGATCATAGTCTGCATTTAACTCAACCGTTAATGACCCGGCAGAAGAACAATTGTGAGCAAAGTGAGTTCCGGACTCATGAACTTCTGGTGATATTGTCGAAATGGTCGCCCCAAACGCTGTCTGGAACATGTCGCGCCCAACGATTCTTCGCTGAACCAAAGCGCCGTTATCAGGAACACCTATAACCTCATCAGACGCAATGCCCATCCCAGTCTCAACGAAGTTAAAACCTTCTGCGTTGATCATAATGATGGGTGAGTTTTTGATTGTTGGCGCGTAGTCGTAATAGTCTTGCAAGAAGATACGTCGAGCCTGGCCTCGAGATGAGCCAATCATCAC